GTAGAAAATCCCTGGGACGACAAGGCTCCCACAATCTCCAAAGAAACAACATCAGAACCAGTAGCAGTAGTTGCTCCAAAATCAACTAATGCTGGCGACTTTGACATGGACGGTCTTATGACTGACTTTCCCACGGCCAAGGAACTTGAGAGATTTGTATTTGATGAAACGGGGATTGTCTTAAACTTAAAGGGTCGTGCCAATAAACTAAAGTATCAAGTTGCTATGGATGTGCTCAACGGCATGGAAGTAGACTTAAAGTTTGTTGGTGGAGATAATCCTTACATTGACAGAACTGAACTAGTACCAGTTGAAGATTTAAAACCAGTCCCTGCTAAAGATAAAGCATTGCCTGACAATGACCAATTACAAAACATATTTGTCAGCAATGCTATTCCGCACACTGACTTTGAATACAGAATGCAGGACAAGAAAGTTAGTGTATACTTCCGCAAGTATAAGACAGGTGAAATCAGTTATGAAATTGTTGGACCAATTGACCAACGTCCACATGGTATGAAACTGGACAAGTATGGACGTGAGCGTCCTGAGATTATCAAATGGGTTGATCCAAGAACAGGTGAACAGGCCATTGTACGTAGTGATGGTACATTAACTCCACAGGGTCGTAAACTTCGTGCCTTGATGCAAAGTTTCAAAGTAAACAACAGCAATCAGTGGGACACATGGGTTGACAGAGAATTTATTAGTCTTGGTGATAATGTTATTAGTAATGTTTGGGATCTTGACAAATGAATCCCGCGTCAGAAGTTCGTGATGGTATGATCCATCAAGCACAGCAGGAGCGTATTGTTCGCGATACGCTTATCATGCAAAAAGTCAACGGGGCACACAGGGATGCGTTTCTAAAACGTTTTCCTGGACAGATTGAACATTGTATGCGATTAACAGCAGAACGCTTACAAGCAATCTTAACACGCAAGCCCACTGACCTAGCAGATCCCACAACATGGAATTGTACAGCAGAAGAAATACGTGATTTAACTGTGGCCTTAGATAAACTGGCTCATTTACATCACGCTTATCCCATGGAGACTACAAATGAACCTGACAAAGCATAATTCTGCCACTGTTGACATTGAGGGTTCTTGGTATAAGGATCAATTGTTTATTACACTGACACGATCTGACCATCATGGGCATGAAACTGGCAGTTTTAAATTAACACTAGATGACATAGACTTAGAACACTTTATTTCTACACTAATAGAATTTCAAAGGTAATATGTTAGGCAATGATGTATTAATGTCCAGAGCATTGCGTTGGGCAGTGGATGAACATGATTTAACTATTGAATCAATTAAAACAATACCAGGTCCATTGAAATCACAATTGATGGATTTGAGTATGGTTGTTGCAGATGATATGAAGTATAATCAACTCAAATACTTTAGACCGTTTGAACATCAAAAGGCTTTCTTTAAAACTGGTACTTCAGATCGTAGAGGAATACTTGCGGCCAACAGGGTAGGTAAAACAGTTAGCACTTGTTATGAAACAGCCATGCACTTAACTGGTATCTATCCCGACTGGTGGGAAGGTTATAAATTTACAACTCCCATCACTGCCATGGTAGCAGGTGAAGGCTGGAGTCAGGTTGCGCTTGTATTACAAAATGAATTATTAGGAACACAGGATGTTAAAATTACTGAAAATCTTGGCACTGGTGCCATACCTCGTAATTGCATTGTTACTGACACTATGCGTAATGATGGTGCTAATAACATTGGTTGTGAAATTAGGCATACTAGTGGTTCCAATAGTTATCTACTATTTGCTAACTACACTCAGGAAGTAAGACAACTACAGGGTTTCAAACTTAACCTTGCTGTGTTTGATGAACAACCACCAGATGACTTCTTCTCAGAGATTGTAACACGTACTGCCACAACACAAGGTAAAGTCTTGTGTTCGTTTACTCCACTCAAAGGACTTAACGGACTTGTTAGTAAGTTTTGGAACAAAGAAGAAGGCTATGAATACATTCGTGTGTCATGGGACGATGTTCCTGAATACAGTCCATGGGGAGAACCATTCTTACTGGCCGCAACTAGACGACAACTAGAAAAAGATTACCTTCCACATGAACGTGAAGCACGTATTGCTGGTAAGCCAGTAATGGGTAAAGGTGCTGTGTTCCAGTTAGGCAACTGGCCCACATATAAAACAGGTGAGTATGACTTTACACGTATGATGAACATACATAGAGTTATAGCACTTGACTTGGGTTTAGTAAATGATAAAACGGTGATATCATTAATGTATTGGGATCCTTACGAACGAACTGCTTTTTTACACAAGCAGATTGTAGTACAAGGTATTGAAGAGGCTGTGCCCACCCAGTATATAAATCACTTGCTTCGTCCAGAAGTATTTGGCACTCCTATTGTGTTACCTGCTGACGCTAATACTGCTGGCAGATACACTATGAGTAGTAGTAGTATTAGAGAACTATTTGAACAATACGAACTTAACGTTTATGAAAAAGCAATTATGAATCCCGCAGACAATCAAGGGCGTGTAACTAATCACAAGGCATATGGCATTAACCAAATGCGTCAAATGTTAGAAGTTGGCAATTTAATGGTAAATGAAAACTGTACACACTTTTTAAATGAAGCACAAAACTATTTTGTGGATGAGAAAGGACGCTTCAGTGACCCAGATGACTGTATTGATAGTTGTCGCTACGCTTTGCTGGCTTGCTTACAGGGAATAGCAGAACCCTGGGACAATAGATCGCCCGCAGATAGAATGCGAGCACAACGTGATAGATATGTTGCCAAAGATGATAGCAACAAACCTGCTTGGAAAAAATCATTTGACCCTAAAGGATAATATGGAAAAAACAGGACGCTTTTTAACAACAGTAGGGCAACAACCCCCTGTTATATTGTGTGAACGACACGCACAGGTATTTGAAATAGCAATGGTTGCTAATGATGTACCACATACAATCTACGAGTTTGATGATGAGGATGAAAGTCAGCATTGCCAAGCATGTGATTTACAAAAAGCCAAAGAATACGTAAAACGTAGAGACAACCAACCACGCATCATCATGCCTGGTGAGTTCCATTGATGCTAAATAAGATATTAGTAAAGGGAACCTATTACAATGCTTGATATTAAAAATATCCCCGTGCAGGACATTAATCAAAACAAAAAGATTAATGCTACATTTGTCCGCATGAAAAATCAGATGGATGTCAAAATGGCATCTTACTTGCGCTATTTGGGCACAAAGAACGCAGTAAATCGTGCCAGTGACTATCACTACCTGTGCCTAGCAGTTACAGACTCAACAGCACCTGTAAACGGCATTGACTATATTCATCCCACAGTTAAACCCATTGTTGATTACGCTACAGCAGTTATTGCCAAGGGACTTATGCCCAATGGGGAAATTAACTTTGAATTTGTAGCAGATGATGAGAGTGATGATGAAGCCGCACGCCAAGCAACCAACATGGTTAGTCGTGTTGTTAACCAAATGAATGATCCACACTTTATATTAGAGCGTTGGGTCATGGATGCTGTAATGCACAAAAATGGTATGATGATGATTAAACCAGTGCGTGAACAAGTTACTCGTTATGTTGAATCAGAAGGCACCAACGACCAATTAAAAGCATTTGAATTACAAGCCGCAGAGTCTGGGCTAACAACGCTACGCCAAAGCAAGCGCCAAGTAAATGTTATGATGGACAAGGCAATGGCTGAAATTAAACAGTTGTTAGGTGGACAACAGTCTGAACTGGCAAACGAACTAGTAGACAAACACGTGGCCAGTATGCGTAACATGGATGAAGATGGCAACTACGCTGAACTAGCCGCAGGGCAAATGGAAGTGCTTGATAAACAGGTTACTGGACAAGAAGAAATTATCAACGCGGCAATTACTCGCAATACAATTTACAAAGCCAAATACAAAGTAACTGGCTACAACATCAACATCAAGTTTCATCCTATTGCTCAGCACTACTGGATCTGTGATCCAACAGTTCCTGAAATGAAAGATCAACCCTTCTGTGGTTACTACGATCCAATGACAATTCAAGAAGCAACAGAATTGTATCCTGGCATTGTTGGTGACTTGGATAACTTTAGACAGTTTGCCGAATACAACATGAATGGTGCTTACCAAGCAGGTAGCGTACTAAACAACTTGGCTATTCACGCACGTGACTCAGTTCCTGTTATGGGTATCCCTGTTTCAAGTGCGGCATCAGCAGATCCTGATTCAAGACAAGTTTCAATTGTCACTGTTTGGAACAAGTATGACATTGATGGTGATGGTGAACTAGAACTAGTGGAATTAATTTACAGTGGCAGTTACATTATTAGCGCACGTGAAGTAGAGTTTATTCCTGTTGCTAATATGTGTCCAAAACCCTTACCTGGAAACTTCTATGGTATGAGTATTGCTGAAAGTGTTATTCCAATGCAGGAGTATGCTACATCAGCGGCACGTGCTGAAATACAACTGGGCTTGTTAACTGCTACACCGCGTATTGGTGTCAAGCCAGACAAGTTAGACTTTGAAATGTTACAGGATGGCGAAGCCGCTATCTTTATTTTGGACAGCAAGTTTGATCCAGCAAAAGACATTTATCAAATTCCTCCTCCAAGTGGTAATTTAAACTTCTTGGAAACAAGTATGAACCGCATACAAAAAGATACAATGGCCATGATTGGTATGACTACTCCACAGGATGTATTCAATCCAGAAGTTATGGCAGCAGGCAATAGTGGTGTTAAACTACAAATGGCCCTGAGTCCTAACCAAATCATTCAAGACAATACAGTACGCAATGCCGCAGAAGGACTTAAAGAAAGTTTGTACTTGGTATGGCGCACACTAATACAATATGGTGATGACTTTGGTGTCAAGAAGATTGCTTCTCAAAGCCGTCCTGATAAAAAGCCCGAGTTCATGGACTATGTTGCTTGGGATGAAATGACAAGTATGACAGACCGTAAGCAACTGACACTGGAACTTGCGTTGGGTATGAATAGTGAAGAAAACGCATTGAACAGATTACAACTAATACAGAAATGTCAAACTGGTTTAATGGGAACAGTTCAAAGCATGGTTGGTCAAGGCACACTATCACCAGAAATGTACAAAAAAGTTAAAAAGCCCTATGCTGATACATTATACACATTAGGTGTCAAGGACTGTGATGTTTATTTGCCAAGTGATGAAGAAATTGGTAAGATGATGCAACAAGCACAAGAAGCACAGAAGAACAAACAACCAAGTCCGCAGGATCAAAAGACTTTGGCTGATGCTGAGTTG